TCCACGGCGTCCTGCGTTCTGCCTACGGCGTGAACGTGCTGACCGCCGACCCCCAGCTGCGGGACATGCTGAGCGTCTGGGAGGCCGAGAATCTGGAGCTGATCAAGTCGCTGCCGACGAAGTACATCGACCAGCTGCGCGGCCAGGTGACCGCGGCGGTGCAGTCCGGCAAGGGCCTGCGCGACGTGGTCGCGCTGGTGAAGAAGACCGGCAAGGTCACGAAAGGCCGCGCAGAGCTGATAGCGCGGGATCAGATCGGCAAGTTGAACGGGGACATCACCCAGGCTCGGCAGCAGGGCATCGGCGTCGAGGAATACCGCTGGCGCGGCGTTCTGGACGGCCGCGAGCGCTCCGAGCACGTCGCCCGCGAGGGCAAGACCTACCGATGGGACAAGCCGCCGGAAGACGGGCACCCCGGGCAGCCGATCCGGTGCCGGTGCAGCGCCGAGGCTGTCCTGCCTGATCTGGACGACCTGAACGCCCTGATCGTTCACTGAGGAATCAATCATGCCAACCGTTCAGCGGTTCGACCGCATGCCGCTGCGTGCCACTCGCACGGCCGAGGGCTTCGTGCAGGACACGGCCGTGCTCACGCGAACCGGGATCTTCGAATACCGACAGCCCAATGGCTCCATCCGCCGCGAATACCGTCCGCCGGAGGAGGTGTTCCACGCCGACTCCCTGGCCAGCTACAAGGGCAAGCCGATCACCATCGGCCATCCCGGGCTGGTGACGTCGAAGAACGCCAAGCTCCACACCTGTGGCGCATGTCTCGGCGAGGGGAGGGCGGACGGCAACGACGTGCTCGGCGATCTGATGATCTACGACACCTCAGCGATCGATGCCGGCGCCAAGGAGCTGAGCAACGGATACACGCTCGACCTGGACGAAACCCCGGGCGAGATCAACGGCGAGCGCTACGACGCCGTGCAGCGAAACATCAGGGTGAATCACATCGCCTTGGTCCCCCGTGGCCGTGCGGGCAACGCCCGGCTCAATCTTGATGCGGCAGACGCCGACACAACTGAGGAAGACAACCCCATGCCCACGAACATGGTGCAAGTTCGCTTGGATAGCGGCCTGTCCTACGAGGCGGCGCCCGAAGTCGCCAATGCGTACCAGGCCAGCCAGGACGCCCTGACCGCATCCCGGTCGGATGCCGACAAGGAACGCGCGCGCGCCGACGCCGCCGAGGCGAAGCTGAAGGACGCGGAGAAGGACGCGGACAAGATGCGCCAGGACGCGGCCACCGCCGCCAAGGCCCGCCTCAAGCTCGAAGACAGTGCCACCAAGGTCGGCGCCGAATTCAAGCAGGACGCAACCGACACCGAGATCCGCACCGCGGTGATCAAGAAGGTGCGCGGCGACAGCTTCGACCTGACCGGCAAGTCCGAAGGCTACATCGAGGCGGCTTACGACCTGGCCGTCGCCGACAAGGGCCAGCGCCAGGACGCCGTGGCGCACCAGCGCCACGAGATCACCCCGCCGGCCGGCAACCAGCCGGAAGTCCGCCAGGACGCCCGTTCCGCGCGTGAGCGCATGATCGCCCGCGCGAGCGGCGAAAAGACCGAGGACTGAACCGATGTACGAGGATTATCAGAGCCGCGCATTTGCGGGCATGAAGGGCGACGCGGGCGATGACCGTGTCGAATCGTTCCCGGTGGGGACCGCAGGGCTGGGCCTTGGCCTGGTCACCGGCACCAACGCCAGCAAGATCCTGGTCCCGGGCGCCGGCACCAAGGTGCGCGGCATCAGCCTGCACAGCCACACCATCACCGGTGCCGGCTACGTGCAGTACGACTGTGCCTCGGTCTTGACCAAGGGCCACGTCTGGGCGCAGGTCGCACCGTCCGGCGTGGTCACCGAGGACGGCCCTGTGTCGTTCAACGCCGATGGCCGTGTGGCCAACGCCGGCACCGCGCTGCCCAATGCGGTCTTCCGCAGCGGCATCGTAGCTGTGACCGACGCCGCCGGCGTGTCCACCAACGTCGCGCTGGTCGAGCTGCACAACCCCTTCGCCACCGCTCCGGCCGCCCCGTAACAGGGTCGGTCCAGCAACCCCTCTCTCTCAGCCGCCTCCGGGCGGCTTCCTTTTTTAGGAAACCCCAATGCCCGCCACTCATCTGCACTACGACGAGGCCGATGTCGTTGCCGTGGGACAGTTCCAGCAGAATTCCGGAGCCGATCTGATCCGGCAGGACGCTGGGATTTTCACCGCCCGCCAGCTCGACTACGTCCGCACCCGCACCTACGACCGCCAGCTGCCCCCGATGAAGGGCCTGACGCTCGTCCCGCCGTCCAGCGACGTCCCGGAATGGGCCGAAACCATCACCTACTCGGTGTATGACCAGGTCGGTATCGCCAAGGTCATCGCGAACTATGCCGATGACCTGCCGCGCGCCGACGTGAGCCGCATCGAGAAGACCATCCGCGTCAAGACCATCGGCGACAGCTACGGCTACAACGTCAATGAGCTGATCGCCTCCAACGCCACCGGTGCCAACCTGCCCACCCGCAAGGCCAACGCCGCGCGCCTGGCGATCGAGATCAAGCTCAACCTGATCGGCATGGTCGGCGATGCCGATTACGGCCTGTTCGGGCTGACCAACCACCCGAACATCGGCACCACCACCATCACCGGTGGCTGGACCATGGCGACCGACGCCGACGTGATGCTGGCCGACCTGGACCTCATCTACAACGCGGTCCGCGTGCAGTCCAAGGGCGTGCACACCGTCAACAAGATCGCCATGGCCACCGAGCCGCTGTCGATCATCAGCTCCAAGCGCCTGCCGGATTCGAACGGCCTGACGGTCGCCGAATTCTTCCGCCGTAAGCACCCGGGCCTGGTGTTCGATGAGCTGGCCGAGCTGACCGGCGCAGGTCCGGGCGGGGATGATCTGATCATCGCCGGCGAGTTCGCTCCGGACAACATCACCCACGACGTCCCGATGCAGTTCAACCAGCTGCCGGCCCAGCCGCGCAACCTGGAGCTGGTCGTGCCCTGCATGGCCCGCAGCGCGGGTGTGTCGGTCTTCTATCCCCTGGCATTCACCAAGGCGGTGCTCTGATGGCTACCTACAAGAACAAGTCTGTCGGTGCCCACGTGCACGCCGGCAAGGTCATCGCCCCGGGCGCGACCTTCGACGCAAAGCCGACCCCCAACCTCGAAAAGCTGGTCAAGGCCGAGATTCTGCAGCTGGCTTCGGCCGGCTCGGCGGCGGCGGCCAGCGGCGGCGACGGCGATGACAAGGCAGCGCTGGTCGCGCGCGCCAAGGAGCTGGGCGTCCCGAACGTCGGCGGCAACTGGGGCGTCGAGAAGCTGAAGGAAGCCATCGCCGAGGCCGAGAAGAAGGCCAGCACCGGTGGCAACGGCGAACAGAAGGACGCCTGACCCATGGCTACCGTCATCGAGATCCTGGACTTCCTTGCGCCGGGGCTGACGGCCACGCCGGAAGAGAAGGAAATGGCCCTCTCGTTGGCGGAGGCCTACCGTCCCGCGTGCCTGACCAAGACCAAGGCAGATGAAGCTGTCGCGCTGTACGCAGCGTGGCTGCTCTATGCCCGGGAGCAGGCGAAGGCAGCGAATGAAGCCGGCGAGGTCGTCCCGGTAGGAGTGAAATCCCAGACCGACGGCGACCTCAGTCGCACCTATACCGGGGACGTCTCCGGCGCCGACGGGGTTTCTGACCCCGCCGGCTACTACGGGCGCTGGAAGGCCCTCAATGACATCTGCGCGCGCGTGGGTGCCATCACCGTGAGCCCGGTGCTCGGAGGTTGCTGCGGATGGCCGCGGTAACGAAGTCGAGCAGCAAAGGGCTGGATGCCTACGTTCGCCAGGTGAACGCCCTGGACGGACATGGCGTGAAAGTCGGCATCCAGTCTGACGCTGGCGATGAGGAGGGGACCAGCATCCTCGACATCGCCATCTACAACGAGTTCGGGACGGAGACCATCCCCGCACGGCCTTTCATCCGGGACTTCGCACAGAAGAACGAGAAGGTCCTGGGGATGGCGATGGAGCGAGTTGCCGCAAGGGTCGAGAAGGGAGGCTCTGTGGACGCAGCACTTGCCACCTTGGGGGAGTTCGCCCAGCAGCACCAGCAAGCGCATGTCCGTGCCTCGAAAAGCTGGGCCGAGCCGAACGCGAAAAGCACGGTGCAGGCGAAGAGCCGCGCAAGGAAGGGCGGATCGGTCATCTCCATGCCGCTTCTGCGGGTTCAACCATCTACCGCAGGGATCTCGCTGCAGAGCGACGTTCCGCTGATAGACCATGGCGTGCTGGTCAATGCCATCCGCTGGGAGAAGACCTGATGGCGATGCTCGGCGAACGAACACTCCCGCGTATCACCCGGACTGCCGGTGGATACGTCAATGGCCGCTGGGTTGATGGGGAGGAGTCGGAGACGACCTTCCGAGCTAGCATCCAGCCGGCCAAAAAGGACGACTACGACCAGCTCCAGGCTCTCGCTGAGGGCCGGCGGGTAGAGTCGGCTATCCGGATCTACACCAGGACCGAACTGGTGGTGGCCGGCGATTCTGCGCAGAACGGCGATTTCGTCGTTCATCGTGGCGATCGATACCTCGTCACCGCCGGCAGCGATTGGAACGTGGGCATGCGCGGCGTGGACCACTACCGCTATCTGGCGGTCAGGCAGAAGCCCACGGCGGAGGAGGGCTCATGATCGAAGACGAAATTCTCGCCCTGATCAGCCAGGCCACGCAGCTGCAGGTGATCTTCGCGAACCAGAACGGCCCTCGGCCCAAACTGCCATACATCACGCTTCGAGTCGGCGCCGCGCCACGGCAGGGCCTGCTGGAAGGCGATCTGTCTGAGGATGGGGTCCAGACGTACGCGGGGCACCGTGACGCGACCGTCGAGCTTCAGTGCTTCGGCGATGGCGGTTTCGACGCCCTCGACGATCTCAGCCAGCGCCTCAAAGGCCCGGGAATGCTCGCGGCTGCGCTCGCGGCCAATCTCGCTGTCTACGCTGCGGACGCCGTCCAGAACGTGCCAGTGATGCGCGATGGCGGCAAGTACGAGGCCCGCGCAGTGATGGACATCGGCATTCGCTACACCAAGGAGCACGACGAAAGCGTCGGGCTGATCAGCACAGTAAAGGGCGAGATAGCCCTGCAGGGGCAAACAGAGTTGGTCGACAGGTTCGAAGCCACCAGCGCCATCTGAGCGCCCAGCAACAGCAACAAGCCCGCCAGCGCCGTTCGGCGCTCGTTTCCATGCCCAGGAGCAACCTGCAATGGCATCCATCAACCGCATCGCCAAGGTCGAGATTTCCTTGGCGACCACTTCGATCAACCAGCAGTCCTTCAGCGATCTTTTGTTCCTCGCACCTCTGCCGGATACACAGGAACGAGTGTTCCTGGTCACCTCGGCCGATGAGCTGCTGGATCACGGTGTTGAACTGGTCGATCCGCTCTACAAGGCCGTCCAGACCGTGTTCCAGCAGGATCGCGCCATCGATCAGGTCTACATCGGCCGCCGGACGGTGGATGAAGATGGCGATCCGGCGGAGACCATCACCGAGGCGCTGGTTGCAATTCGTGCAGCACATAGCGGCTGGTATGCACTGGTCCAGCTGTCCCGCGTGGCCGCCGACATCATGGAGGCTGCTGCTTGGGTCGAAGCCAACGAAAAGCTGCAGCTGGCCAGTAGTGGTGATGCCGCCATCATTGCCGCCGGCGAGGCTGATGTCGCAAGCCAGCTGAAGGCGCTCAACTACAACCGCACTGCGCTCTGGTATCACGCCAACGCAGGGACAGAGTGGCTTGAGGCTGCGTTGGCAGCCAATCGGTTCACCTATGAGCCTGGCGCCGAGACCTGGGCCAACGTGCGCCTGACTGGGGTGCAGACCGATCCGCTGACGGAGGGGCAGTCGCAGATCGCGCGCGGGAAGAACGCCAACACCTTCGAGCAGTTCCGAAACCTGGGCCTGACCCAGTACGGAACTGTTGCCAGCGGTGAGTGGATCGACATCATCCGCTTCCGCGATTGGCTCAAGGATCGAGTGCAGACCGGCGTGGTGGACGTGTTGGCCAAGGCCGACGGCAAGATCCCGTACACCAGTGCAGGCATCCAAGTCATCGTCACCGCCCTTCGAGCCGCGCTCGATGCGGGTGTCACTGCCGGCGGCATCGCGCCCAAGGAGACCGACGCCAGTGACAACATCCTTGAGTCGTATCGGATCACCTATCCGGGCCTGGCAGAGATCGCAGACAGCGTGAAGTCCCAGCGCCTGCTGGAGGGCATCCGCTTCTCCGCCCGACTGGCTGGCGCCATCCACACGACCGAAATCACCGGCACTCTTTCTTACAGCATCTGAGGACCTCGCCCATGGGCGTCAAGACCTACGATTCCTCGCAGGTGATCATCACCTTCGGGCCGCACATCATCACCGGCTATGCCGAGGACACGTTCATCTCCGTTGAGGAAATGGGCGACGGCATCAGCTCAGTGGTGGGCGCCAACGGCGAAAAAGCCCGTTCGATGTCCCAGAACCGCTCGCTTCAGGTCACCCTGACCCTGCTGCAGACCAGCAAGAGCAACGACGTGCTGTCTGCAGCCGCCGAGTTCGACCGAGCATCGCACGGGCAGGGCGCGCTCCCGATGGCCATTACCGATCTGACCGGTCGCACGCTGATCGCGGACGCCAGCTCGTGGGTGGTGAAGAAGCCGAATTCGGAGTTCGGTGCAACCGTTGGCACCCGTGAGTGGACGCTCGAAACGTCCAACGACGCGATCTACCACGTCGGAGGCGCACGCTGATGGCCCGCCAGGAAGTGGTGATCGGCACCACGACGTTCTACCTCCAGACCTTCGCGCCGCGCGACGCCCTCAGGATCTTCGGCGACCTCCAGAAAGAGCTGCTGCCCAGTCTGGGCGGGGTCCTTGCGGCGGTGGCAAGCCAGGACGAGGGTGACCTCAATCCCGAAGCGCTGCTTGCCGGGATCAAGTCGTTCTCGATCTCCCTGGACGGCAAGGCACTCGATGCCTGGTGCGATCGCCTGATCGATTCGGAGCGGGTCACTTACGAAAGGAACGGCAAGGACGCTCGAAAGCTCTCCAAGGCCAACATGGATGAAGCGTTCGAGGACTTCGCCGAGATCCTGGAGCTGCTGTTCCACATCATCAAGCTGAACTTCGCCGGCCCTTTGGGGCGCTGGCTCGGCCTCTCTGGTCCGGGCCTGAAAGAGAAGCTGGGCAACCAGTTGGAAAGTTCCAACCGGAACTCGAGCGAGAGTTGATGATCTTCCGCCCGGTCATGGCCGGGCACGTGACCATGACTGAGGTCAACCAAGGATCGGTTGACCTCATGGACCTCATCAAGATCAACGCCCTTATCGACGCCCGCGAGGCGGCCGAAGCCGCGGCGGCGAAGACAACCGGGAAGTAGCCATGGCCTTGCGCGAACTTGTCACTCAGCTGCGTTACGAGCTGAAGGATGGCAACCTCAAGAAATACGTGGATGGCTACAAAAAGGCGGAGCTAAAAATCAACTCCGCAGCAAAGGCTGCAAACAATAAGCTCAACACTGCTCTTAACGGCTCAGTAGCTACTACTGGTCGCCTGGAGCGAGGAGTTGGCAAGGCGGCGTATGCCATCGACCGGATGTCTTCGAAGGCGAAGCAATTCGGTCGTGACTTCAGCGAAAGCGTCAGGAAAGGAACTAGGGACGCTACCGCATCTTTGAACAAGCTCGAAAGCCGAGCTTCCAAGCTCAACGGCAAACTGGCGGGAAGTGCGGCAGCGACGACCGTTGCTGCATACGCCTTGCTGGTAAGGCCAACTCTGAACGCAGCTAGGTTCAATCGTGAAAACCAGCTGATTGGCAATACTGCAGAGATGAGCCCAAAAGAGATAGCAGGACTCCGCGACACGATCCTGAGTCAGGCCCGGGCGACCAACCAGAACGCTGATGACCTTCAGGCCGCGCTTGGCTATTTGGTTGCGGCGGGCATGGATGCGAAAACAGCACAGGAAAGCATCAGGACCATCGGCCGGGCCACGACCGCGGCAGGTGCAGATATTCAGGATCTTGCGCAGGCAGCCTTCACTTTGCAGGACGCCTTGAAGATCGACCCTGCGGGACTGCAGCAAGCGATTGACATCCTGGCTACCGCTGGCAAGGAAGGTAATGTCGAGTTGAAGGATATGGCTCGCGTGCTGCCCGTGCTCGGGTCCCAGTTCCAGGCATTGAAGATGCAAGGCACGGAAGCGGCTGCAACGATGGCGGCATCCTTGGAGATCGCCCGAAAGGGCGCTGCCACTGCCGATGAGGCAGCTACGAACCTCCAAAATTTCCTTTCCAAGATTCTGTCTCCTGACACACTAAATAAGGCCGAGAAGAACTTTAACCTCGACCTTTACAAGGTCGTTACTGATGCGCAGAAGGGCGGAAGAAATCCGCTAGAAGCGGCGATTGAGGCTATCGCAAAGGCAACCGGTGGCGATCAGAAGAAGCTGGGCGAGCTGTTCCAAGACATGCAGGTCCAGAACTTCTTGCGTCCGATGCTGCAGAACTACTCCGAATACCAGCGTATCAAGCGGGTGTCGCTGCAGCAGTCGAGCGGAACAACCGATCGCGACTTTGAGAGGATGGTTGGCACTGAGGCAGAGCAGCTAAAGTCAGTCAACATCGCCATCGATAATCTTTCGAAGTCATTGGGCTCTGCGCTGGAGCCGGCCGTTACCGCCGTCTCGCGGGCGCTGGCGCCCGTAGTCCAGAAGGTGGCTGACTGGATAGATAAGAACCGCGGGCTCGCTGCGGCAATTGTCTTGACAATAGTTGGAATTCTCGCCCTTAAGACAGCAATCATCGCTCTTCAGATCGCGAGCCTCGCTGCCACGCGCCTTCGGATACTCAGTGGGGCTATCGGCGGACTACCAGGTGTGGCGGGAGCAGCCACAACCGGTATTGCAGGCTTCCTGGCTAAGCTCGGGCTGGTAGCTGGGCTTTCTGAGCTTGCGATTGCTGGACTTGGGATGTTGGGACTGCCCACCCCGGACGAAATTGCCGCCCAAGGGAATAGCGTCGGCGCCGAGAACGTCAAGCGCGGAGAGTGGCTTAAGGCTTCCACAAATCTCTCCGCGGGAGACTTCCTCAAGGCCGCATGGGATCGAATCGCCAACTCGTACACCAATGAAGAAGTGGCGAAAATGCTGATGGGCGGAACAGTCAGCCGAGACTCAAAAACCACGGGAGCGGCAAATTGGATGCCGCCAGGAGCAATGAACACTCCCCGCACGTGGCAGATGGTTCCGCCAAGCGTGACTAACCACGCCACGGTGAACCTGTCTGTTCCCGCGGGGTCCAACGCTGCCGCCCACGGCGCTGCCGCCCAGCGAGGGACCTCCAAGGCTCTGAGCAGCTTCCAGTATCAGCTTCCGACTGCGGTCGAAGCGTTCTAACCCGGTGCCGCGCTGGTGCTTACCTCCCAGCGCGGCACCCACTACACAAGGCCAGATGGATCCTCATGGCAGACATGACCTTTTTCGACGGCTTCTCGTTCACCTGGGCGAGTGATGGTCCGGTTGCCACGCTCAGCCAGGAGGCGGTCAAGGTCGGGTGGAACTTCATTGGCCAGACGCCGCCGGCGGTGGAGCAGTTCAACGCGGTGCACCATCTGGACGGGCAACGCCAGCAATGGTTGTTCGGTCAGATCAAGGGCGTCACAGACGCGGCAGGCATGACGCTCGTGCCGGGCGATACCGGCACGCTGTGGGACGCCCTCTACTCGAAGTTCAACATCGGATTTACCCCCGTTCAGCAGGGCGGGGGCGCCGGACAGTCTTCGAACAAGGTGCATATTGGGTGGGGCGGGAGCGCAGGGCTGAAAGCACAGGTAGACGGGACGGACCTCGGTTCCTTCGTATTTGCCAGTCGGCAGTTCACCGCGGGTGCTGGGCTCACCGGAGGCGGCACGTTCGGATCTGACCGCGTCATCAGCATGGGCACGCCCAGCACTATCACGACGAGCTCCTCGAACTCGGCGGGCGGGACAAGCCACAGTCACCAGCTGGACATCACGCTTGGTGATGTTCCCGGCACGCTTCCTGTCTCCAAGGGCGGGACGGGAGCAACGGCGGCCGGGCAGGCGCGCGCGAACCTGGACATGGGCACCTTCTTGAAGCTGGCGGAACTGTCGCTGGCGGAGAATGGGTTTGCACGGCTCGGTACGGATAACGGGCAGCAGGGCCTCATCCTTCAGTGGGGTCGATTTATCCCGGCTTCTGGCATGGCCGAAGGGCCGGGCCCGACCATTACGTTCCCGACCCCTTTCCCCGGCGCGTGCTTGACGGTGGTCACGTCGGAGCGAATCGCGGCGGGCAATGCCGGGATTGACGCTTTCCTGCAGATCGTGGGTCTCCCCTCGGCCACCCAGTTTCAAACCTACATCCAGAAACCAGGTGACGCCTCGGCCAACTGGTCTGGGATGTTCTGGTTCGCAATCGGGTACTGACCATGTCGCTTACCGCGTTGACGTTCAATTCGGTGTTCGGGACGCGCGCCGTCATCGGCACCCTGCAACTGGATGCGCTTGTGAGCGAGGACACCATCCTCGACAGCTATGCGACCGTCTACCCGGTCGAGGACGGCGGGACCATCACCGACAACGTCTCCAGCGACGCCGAGAAGCTCTCGCTCACAGGCCAGGTCACTTCGGCCGAGATCACGGTCTATGGCGCAGGCGGTTGGCAGAAGCTGATCCAGGCCAAGGACGTGTTCCGGCAGCTGCACGAAGCGCGGACGCCGATCAGCATCTCTACCGGCATGGATAACTACACCGACATGGTGATGGAGCGGTGCAGGATTGGGCGCTCAAACGAGGGGGATCACTTCACCGTCGAGTGCGACTTCCGAAAGATCCTCAAGGCGCAACTGCAGACCGATACGGTTCCGGAAGACAAGGCGGCTATAAGTGCCAAGGGCAAGGCTGGCTCTACCCGCACCAGCGGCGGAAAGGTCAATGCCGCGGACCTTAGCGAGAAGCAGCAGCAGGCGGCTACCGACTACGTCAACGCGACGCTGGGCATCGGCCCGCGCGTGCGTTCCCCTGGGGTGATGTGATGTTCAGCATTCCCACGATCGATGCAAACGACCAGCTGCTGGAAGTTGAGCTGGACGGTGAGACCTTCTTCGTTCGCTTGAGCTGGAACAGTGAGGCTGCGTTCTGGGTCATGGAGATCCAGAACTACAACCAGGAGACGCTGGTGGCCGGGGTCATCGTCGTGCCGAACGTGCCGCTGCTTGCGCGCTTCCACTACCTGGATGTACCGCCCGGAGAGCTGATGGCTCTGCTGCCGGGCGACGACAGCACCATCCCGCGTGGCGGCTTTCTCACTGGGAAGGCAAGCCTGATCTACATGACCGAGGCGGAAGTGTCGGCAATCAAGGGAGGGCCGCGCTGATGGCTCGTTTCCGTCGAACTTTCCGCCTCGTCGTGGGCCCGGCCGGAGGGCAGGGCATCACCATCCAGCCGCCGATGCAGATCCAGTTCGATGTCACCAAGGACTCGAAGGAGGATCCGAACGTTCATTCGATCCGGATCTACAACCTCAAGGAATCGACTCGCGCGGCCTTAGAGAAGCCGGACCTCCGGGCGTACCTGTATGCCGGGTACGAGGAGGAGAGCGGCGGGATCTTGCTTGCTGCGGGGACCGTGGTTGACTCCTTTACCCGGTTTGACACACCTGACGTGGTCACCGAACTGGCCGTGGTTGATGGCTACGGCGAGCTGCGCGACAGCGCGGTCAGCTTGAGTTATGGGGCGGGTGCCGACTCAGCGACCATCATCGAAGCCGTGGCGCTCCAGATGGGGCTCGTCCTGAACATGCCCCGTTCCTTGCAGTCCAGGACCTGGGATCACGGCTTCAGCTTCTACGGCCCCGCGCGCCAGGCGCTGCACAAGCTCTGCCGCGGCTCTGGTGTCGAGTGGTCGGTCCAGAACCAGACCCTGCAGGTCGTCGCCGTTCGCGGGACCACGGAACGCTCCGTGGTCGTGCTGCGAGCAGATTCCGGGCTGATCGGGTCGCCGGATCGCGTCCGCGAATCGGCTCGGGAGATGGACGCAAGCGCCGAGCCGGGCACGGCAAAGAAGAAAAAGAAAAGGGACCGAAGTGTGGCCGCGACGATCGTGTCCGAGCGGCAGCGCCGCGACGGCTGGCGGGTGCGGTCGCTGCTGCTGCCGTGGATCAACCCCGGCGACCGTGTCCAGATGGACAGCCGGCAGGTTCAGGGCCTGTGGCGCGTCGAGTCGGTGTCCCACAACGGGGACTACCAGGGCGGCGACTGGACAACCGAAATGCACCTTGTGGAGCGTGTGGGATGAGCCAAGCCAGCGATATCCGCAGACTGATCGCCACCGAGCTGGCTGACGTCCATACGTGCCTTCCGGGCAAGATCGTCAGCTTCGATGGACGATCGGCCGTCGTGCAGCCGGCGCTGAGCAAGGCCCTTGCTTCGGGAGACGACTTGCCGGCGCCGGAGATTGTGAGCGTGCCGGTCTGCTTCCCCCGCGGCCTGGGCGGCAAGGCGATCATTTCCGTGCCGCTGGGCGCCGGCGATGACGTCCTCCTGCACTTCTCGGAGCGTGCTCTGGAGAACTGGCTTTCGGGCAAGGACGGCGCTCCTGGCGATCCCCGCATGTTCGACCTGTCCGACGCCTTTGCCACGCCGGTGTGCCGGCCCGGGGGCAGTTCGGTCGACACCGTGAATTTGGTGGTCCAGATGGATCAGGCCAGCATCACGATATCGCCCGATGGAACCGTGGCGATTGCAACGCAGGGCGCCGCTGAAGTGACCGCGCCAGCAGGCCTGACGATCAACGCTGACGTCACCATCAACGGCATGATCGAAGCAACCGGCGATGTGATGGGTGGCGGGATCAGCCTCATGCATCACCGCACCACGAACGTCACGCCGGGCACCGGCATGTCAGGGGAGCCGGCGCCATGACCCTGGACTTGAAGCTCAACGCGGGCCACGACCTCGCGGTCGAAAAGACCAGCGCTGTTCTGGTAGACGGCGCTGCGCGGATCAGGCAGCAGGTCAAGGTGACCCTGCTGACCTGGCTGGGTGAGTACTTCCTCGATACCACGTTCGGCGTGCCTTACCTGGAATCGATCCTGGTGAAGAAGCCCAGCCGAACAGAGATCGAGGCCGTGCTCCGCAGCAGGATCAACGACGTGCCAGGCGTCTCTCGGGTCACCACCATGCAGCTGACGATCGATCGCGAGCGTCGCTCGCTGCAGGTCATCTTCGAGGCATCGACCCTTGAGGGCCTTATCGCCGACACCATCAATCTCTCGGAGTAGTTCATGGCCGATTTCGGCGTTACACCCGCCGGCTTCATCCGCAAGCGCCTGGCCGACATTCGGCCGGAGATTATCGCCGCGCTGCGGAACAACCTTCAGGTAGCTGGCCTTCCTGGCGACATCGAAACCCGCCCGGACTCAGTGCTTGGCATCTTGATCGATACATTCGCCGAGCGCGAGGCAGCGGTCTGGGAGCTGGCCGAGGGCGTCTACGGCGCCATGTACCCCAGCACGGCCAGCGGCGTGAACCTGGACAATGCCGTGTCCCTGACCGGCGTTGTCCGCGAAGGGGCGACCAGCTCCCGCGGTTATGTGGTGCTGTTCGGTGAGGGGGGCACGACGGTGCCGGCTGGCTCGCAGCTCCGCAATGTCGAGACACAGGAGGTGTGGCAACTCGGCGACGACGTGCGCATCACCCGGTCCAACACGGCGCGCGCCACGATCGGGCTGGTCGGCGCGCCGACGGCGGGCACCTACACGATCTACATCGATGGGGTCCCCTACAGCTACGCGGCAGGTATCGGCGAGAGCGCGGAGCAGATCTTGCTGGGGATCGCCGCTGCAATCACGGACACCACGGTCACAGTGGTGGCCACCGACGCTGAGGTGCAGCTGACCGCGCCAGCGGGGACTGGCTTCCCGTTGGGCATTACGCCAAACCTACGGGTCTCCGGACTCGGGAGCCCCGCACTGGCGGAATCCCTCAGCCCGTCCACTTTGGGGGCGGCCCCTGACACGCTGACGGAGATCCTGACCGAGGTCAGCGGTTGGGCCGCGGTGACCAATCCCTCGCCGGCTTCCTCGGGCGCGGTCGCGGAGAGCGATTCGTCGTTGCGCAATCGATACGGCACCGGTCTGTATGCGCTCGGCGGCGCCATGCTGCGGGCGATCATCGCGCATGTCCGGACCAAGGCCGCCGGGGTGACCAACGTTGTCGCCTACGAGAACACCGGCGACTACACGGATATGTCACGCCGGCCGCCGCATTCGGTTCATGTCATCGCCGAAGGCGGGCTGGACGTGGAAATCGCCCAGGCGATCTACGATGCGAAGGCCGCCGGCATCGACACGCACGGCGCTTTCGCCGTGCCGGTCACCGGTGCCCTCGGCCTCCAGACCGTTGTGCGGTTTGATCGACCTGTGCCCGTCTATGTCTGGATCAAGGCGGCAATCACATTGCTTGACCCCAGCGAACAGGCTTTCCCGGATGCCGGCCTGGTCGACATCGAGGAGGGTCTGGCGGCGTTCGGTGGTCAGCTCGAGATCGGTGATGACGTGGTGTGGCAGTCGTTCTTCCGGGCCGTCTACTCCGTCCCCGGGGTCGCCTACGCCAATCTGACCTTCGCCACGTCCACGGATCCGGCGATCGCGCCGGCGCCTGGCGCATACCACGCGGCCAACATCACCATCCAGCCGCAGCAGCGCGCAATGTTTGATGCCAGCCGGGTCGAGGTGAGCAATGGATCTTGACCAGGACCATGGACGCATTGCCTGGTCCAACTGGACCGCGCAGTTCAAGGACTCGCCGCGGCTCCGGTCTGTGGTCATGGCCCTGCTGCAGCCCTTCACCACAGTGCAGGGGGCATTGAGGCAGCTGCGCGATGATCGGTGGCTGGACGCCGCTGTCGGGGCACAGCTGGACGGCCTCGGTGACCTGCTGGACCGACCGCGCCGCATCACAAACACGCGGGCCATCTGGCATTTCGGCTTTCAGGGGCAGCCGAACATCGGCGGGTTCGGGGAGTTCCCCATGTATCGGGTGGGCGCGGGGCTGTTCACCGGCGGATCCACGCTCGATGACGAGAACTATCGGCGGCTGTTGCGCTGGAAAGTCCTGGTGGACAGCGGCTTCGGTACTGCGGCCCAGATCGAAGGCGCTCTGCGTGTTCTGTTCGCCGTGGATCGGATTGCCGTCGAAGACCTCGGGAATGCGCGAATTCGGGTGCACATCGGCCGCAAGGCGACGGAGGACGACTACTTCCTCGGGAACGTAGGTCAGTGGGTGCCGTCGGCCGCCGGCGTGGCCCTGGAGTTCCGTACCTACGAAACGGACGAGCCGTTCGAATTCGACAGCACCAACTACCTGCAGCTGCTGGTCGGCGACGACGGAGCGCTGCTTCTTGGCCATGACGGCTATCAACTCATCGGAAAGGGGTAAGACCGTGGCAGAGAAAGAGCTCAGCCAGTATCCGGCCATTGGTCAGATCGGAAGCAGCACGCGACTTGCGGTCATTGAGGCCGGGCGCAATGCGCAGGCGCCGGCGACCGTGCTCGGAGCCTTCGTGGATGGGCAGCTGGACGCTTCAGGCATCCCCGCAGAGGTGGAGGCTCTCAAGGCGGGGCAGCAGACCAGCGCGATCTATGCAGACACCTTGAGCAACCTTCAGGCCATGGTTGGGGCCTTTGAGGGGCAGGGCGGGTTCGTACTGAACGGCGCGGACGCTGGCCAGTATCGCTGGAGCGGAACCGCGTGGGTCTTTCTTCGAGCCGATTCCCTTGCATCGCTACAGGATGAAATCAAGTCTGTTCCCAGCGCTCTCTCGACGTTGTCACTGTGGTCAGCACGTGCGCTCACAAAGCAACCGGGATACGTGGTCAACAAGGACACGGGTGCAGTATCTGCAAGCGCAAACTTCTTCTACGCTTACGCAGAGTTGACGGGTACAGAAGTGGGAGTGCGTATTACTGCCAGCCTCTCACAACCGGTGCAGGCTCTGGCCGTTTACAAGGATTCGATAGGGCGCTACTTGGGCTATGAAATTGCGGGAACGGCCACTGAAACGCTTTACACCGAATTTGTCCTGCAGCACATTCCTGCGCAGGCGCGATCAGTGCACGTGTCATCCCGGAGAAATAACATCGCGATCGACGCCTCGTACATTGCTGAAGGTGTTGCACAGCGCCTTACCGCGGCCGAACGCAATGCGCAGCAATCCGCAGCGTCCTTGGCCGCCTTGACGCGTCAGAACACCGCAGACGTTTCTGGCTACTACATCGACAAGAGCTCCGGTGCTGCCGTTGCGAGCTCGGCGTACAACTACTCCTCGCTGCCGCTGAATGGCGACGAGGGCTTCGTCTACTTCACAACTTTGGTTACGGGCACGACGACCACTCCACTGGCCTTCTTTGGCGCGAACGGAGCTTTGATTTCGATTTTTGGCTCGGTCGGCACGCAGTACGCAGACGAGCGTGTGGCGATTCCGGCGGCGGCGCGTTCCGTAGCCGTAACTGCGCGGTCTGGTAACCCTATCACCATCAAGCTGGAGCAGGTATCGCCGGACGTGGCCAAGCGATTGGCCGTCCTTGAGGCCGGCAGCTCGTCGTCTTCCAGCAGGTGGCGCGGCCAAGCCGTCGCCTCGTTCGGTGACAGCCTGGTGGGCCAGGGACGATGGCAGCCAATAGTGGTTTCCGAGCATGGGATTGTTCACACCAACTGCGGAATCGGTGGCAGCAAGGTCGCAAAGCCGGACGCAAGCACCCAAGCGGTATCGATGTGCGATCAGGCAAGAATCGATGCGATTCCAGCTGGCAGCGTGGCTGTGCTCTTCGAAGGGGGAACCAACGACTGGGCACAGTCCGTACCGCTCGGTGAATTCGCCTCCACTGCGGAAACCGAGTTTTACGGCGCACTTCATTCAACTATCGGAAAGCTGTTGACGCGCTTCCCGCAGGCCCGAATTTTCTGTATCACTTCGCCGTACGGCGAGAGAATCACCGTTCCTGTCGACTGGCCAAATGGATGGACCAACGCGATAGGACTGACCGTCCGAGCATACGCTGAAGCTATGAGGCGGGTTGCAGAGCACTATGGCTTGCCGGTCATTGAATGGTCCCGGGAATGCGGATGGAGCCACGCGAACGTAGCGCAGTTCTTGGACAATGACGGGGCGTACTTTCACCCCTCGGTGGCAGCCGGAGCTCCACTTCTTGGCAGGATCGTGAACGGTCGTCTCTGGGATATCCAGCGCTGATGCCCAAGGATTTCCGGGGGGCAATCGTGCCCCCCGGCCGTCGGCTATCGGCTATCGGCTATCGACGGTTCTTCATGCGAAGAATCTCGGTGCGTATATCCATGATCTGGCCATCAATCCGGGCCAAGCCGTCACGACCAAAATCCTGCAGATCGTCTCGGCGCTGAAGGAGCTGACTCCGATCCACGTCATCCATGTCTTCGCCGTCCTCATCCAGCTCCTTGATGACCTCTCCGAGCTCTTCATTAGAGCGGTTGTCGTGGTCAAGAAGCTGAGCTTGGCTCAGCCCTGCCCGGAACGCTGCAACCTCCGTCCGGCGGGCGGTGTAGGTGTCAAGGTCTTCTTCCAGCTGCCGCAGTGACATGTGATTCTCCCGTGTGTAGATAACCCTATGGGGCTCTATCAGAGAAATCCCAAGAGATGATCCTATCCCTCGGCATCAATCAATGACTTGCGGTTGTTTCGGGGCGTATTCACAGCCCGGCTGACGCGATAGGCCTCCATAGCTGGCCGGGGTGCTGGCCAGCAGCATTGCCACCGTTTCAGCCCTAGTGGCTCAGGTGATCGGCATCCGTGGGTGCCGGACGAGACCCGCTGCCAACGCGGTCAATGAACTCAGAAAATCTAGCCAGGCTGACGGCCTGACGATTCTCACAATGCGGGCAGGCGAGAACGGCTCCTCCCGCAATGGCAATCAGGCCCCGGCCAGGCAAGGCATCAAACGACCAGCCGCACGGCAGGCATCGGCACTGAACGCTCGTTACTTCAAGGAGCCGCCCAGCCTCGTCTGCCTGGCCAGCGACGTCAACTAGATAGAACTGTCCGGTGTTGGGCATGGGGCTCTGTTCTTCGCGACGGGGCCGGATGCCTCGGACGTGAATCATATCCGTCTGCTTGTTAAGTCTAGGCAGGCGCTCTTGCTCACGGGGCCTTGAGCTTGCCGTGGTGTAATCCGGCCATGTGCTACTCCGCTCAGATCAAGCCGATCACCGATGACCCTGAGCCAGATCGGCCTGGCCGGCCGTCAGCCAAACCGGCATGCGGTCGTGGATGTCGGCCGATGCGCCACTGCCGTCACCGGTGATCACTGTAAAGGAATACAGCTTTCCGTTGGCCCCGGAGGCGGGACCGTCCAGCAACCGACGGCGCCCCCTGCATCTCGCAGCTTGGATGAGACAGGGTAAATTTCTTCCTGAAAGCTGCGATGGCGAACAATGCTCTACTTGGCACTGGGTGCCTTACGACTTCCTCTTTGCTTTGAGTTTGAGCTTCTTGTTGAGGCCAAAGTGCACAACGAGGTCCATTTTGGGGTTCCAAGACAAGTCTTCATCTTTATATTTAAACAGCCAGCGATTATTATTCTCGATATTCCCTATGACGCCAAAATCATAAAGATGTTCGATGACGCTGTCGTATGAAGATGAATTGGACTCGACCCATTTTTTTACTGCTGCGTCTCTGGACAGCTCTTCCGAAATCTCAGCTGTCGTGAACCTCCAGACTCCGAGTCTAGTGATGCAGTCGAGCGCAGCTTTCCAGCAGGGCAGGTGGCTACTGATCTCGTCTCTGATTTCTTTGTATAACCAGCTGGAATAGTCATTTTCTGCTGCATAGACATGCCTGAACAAAAGCTGCTGTCCTCCAGGTATCTGCTTTCTGCAGCATTTCATGAACTTGATTACATCGCGAGGCCTTTCATAGGTCCTGTTCGCTATGTACTGCCAGAGTGATGTGACCGCAGCTGGCAGGTCTGAATCTGAGTCGTTGGCGATCTCTCCCCATGGGTCACTGCGCTCGCCGATAGAGCTTCTGATTCGTTCGGCTATAATTTTCTTTAGAGAATTCTCAACGTGGTCTTCTGCGGAGGTCCATCTGAGGCGGATGATGTAGTCGTCTATCTTGTTGAGGTCATTGTCCTCCAAGCGGTCGAAGATATCGGATCTGAGGACAAGCAATGGACGGAACGCGAATCCCGCAGTTCGTAGAGAAATAGCCGTGTCTTCGATGGCTCGTATCAAGGCCAGCAGCAGCAGCCTGATGTTCTGGTCTGCAGCTTTATATCCCTCGTCAAGTTCGTCGATGAATATCCAATAGGTGCTGTCGGAAGATACAGACTTTAATTTCTTCTCCAGCGCCTTGACTACTTTTTGGTAGTGAATTTCCAGCGTGGTATTTATCTCGCCAGAAATATCTCGTTCTGCTTCAAACCAATTCGCAGCAATTTTGACTTTAGAGCCATTCTTTTTGAGAAGGCTCACGGTGCTGCTGAATCCGACATCGGAGTCTAGGTTGTTCGATGAAAGGAATACTCGTAGTTCCTCAACGGCAGCGATGGGGGATGTGCCATGATCTTCTGCGATCATTTTGGCAATCTCGATATAAATTAGAAATTGCCAGACAGGGGCGTAGCGCGACTTATCATGCTGGCTTCGGTCGGAAACATCCCTCATATCGCTGAGCGGAAATTGACGAAGACTGAGGTCTGCGACAAAGTCGGTTGCGCTGTCTTCCGCTTGAAGCTTTAGGCGCTGTACGACGGCGCTTTTTCCTGTTCCTTTGCGGCCCACTACATAGCGTTTAGATCCTTTAAAAATATCGTCGTACTCAGGCGGGTTGACAAAGTAGGTGGCAAGCTTTTCATCGCCTTTAGCCTCATCGCTTCCCCAGTCTATGGATCTAAAGTCGTTCGACATATTTTCTTCCTTGTTATGAATTTTTTAAACTATCGCCTGGACTATAGTTGGTGTTCGCAAGATTCGGAAGCTGTGGCGTGGCAGCTCATCCTGGGTGGCGGGCGGCTGAGCCACGCCCTCCGGCGCCTCCAGCGAGTGTCGGTGCGGCGGATCACCCAGGCTCGCTGAGTGGCAGCTCAAGGGTATCGCCTTTTCTCGGAAGAACTTGGTCCACCATCTTTACGTACCGCTGCCAACCATGGCCACTCGCAATAGCCAAGCGCTGGAACATGATCAGTGAATGGAGGTGCTGGGCTAGGAGTGGATGCCCGACGTCATCGGATAACCACTGATGAAGCTTGTTGCCGCGAACACCGTTTTCGTTCTTCGGCGTGCGCATCTCCAGCTCTGTCAGTACGCCCGTCCCGAGCCGGTCATACACGAGATCGCGCGTGTAGTGGGCAACCACGCTAAACCTGTTCTTCTTCATGCCAGGCCACGGCCAGCCTTTTAGCTTGTAAATGTTCTCGTAGAATTCATCCGGGAAACGTTTGCTCCACGCGGCTAGTTCCTTTCGCAGCACTACGTCCAGGTACTGCTGCAGCGCATCGCGCGGTCGCACCTCCTGGTAGCCAGTGGCCTCGTCGACTAGCGCAATGATGCCCAACTGAGAAAGGGCGCGTACGAGAACCTCAGCCTGCTGCGCTACCGCTAACTGGGTGGTAGTGAGTGCTTGATCAACTCGTGCGCGTAGATAGATGTCGCAGACCGCGGGCAGAGCCTCGGCCCTAAATGCTTCCGACACCACTCCTTTCGTACTTCGTACTTCGGTCCCGGTCAAAATCTCCTTCAAGTCATTGTTTATAAAGGAGTGGAGATTGGCCGCCTCCAAAAACACAGGCAATTCGGTCCCGGCATACTTACGGCCGCGCCACGGTCTTTTGAGGGCCTTCATGATCCCGCGCGTGCTGATGTAGCGGTTGCCATCCTCCAGCACGTAGCAGGTGATCGGAACGCCGGCGATGGTGAGCGTCCCCTCATGAGTCGCTTTCTTCGCGCTGCCCCACCTGGCTTCCGCGGCCTTTTTCGCGATCTCCGAGCGCTTTGCGCTGGAAAGAGCTGTTGCCCGCGCCTTGCCGCCTGCGGACTGTGGGGTATCGGTCGAGCTTTCGTCGGTCATCGCAAGCACTCCGTCTCAAGATGCTTGCAGTATGCGCAAGCAAGCATGGTGAAGCAATATGCATGCAATTGGGTCGCAGTCCTTGAGACGGCCGGGCGTATCCTGCGGGCATGCTCCCTCCCGACTTCCGCTGGCGCTCGGTCGCCAGCCGCGCCGATCAACTTCCCGATGCCATCTACTGCGGCATGACGGAGGTGTTGCGCCTGTCGCAGCGCGTGGACGATAAGGTCTGGTGGGTCGAGGTGGACCGTCATCTTGACGACCAGCACCGCGGCCGCAGGATCTGCACCAGCTACGAGCAGGGGGTGATCGGGTCTGAGCTGTGGGCGGTCAGGCATCAGCAGCGGCTTCGCCTGGAGATCGACCAGCGCGAGGTGGCCCGTGCGGCCGCGAGGAAGAACCGGACCTGGTAGACAGTCAGCCAGCGTTGCCTCCGTATCGGCGCGTGCGACCGCCGGAGGCGAAAGTGGCTGCATGGATCAGAAGAGCATTGGCAAGGCGCGCTGGGCGCGCGCGAGGGCGGCTTCGCTATGGCAGCAGGCCGACGATCTAGACAGCATTCGCAGCGGCGACTGGCGGGCGAGGGCGACTCGCCGGCGCGGTGCCGACCGGCTACGCGCCGAGGCAGCGCGGTTCGAAGGCATCGCCAACCGGCTGTAGCCTTTGGACGACGGCGGGGCCGCCTGATTGACCGACCCCCCAACTGACCCCAGGCCACTGGTAAGTCGTTGATTTCCTGAGGCCGCCAATGATCGCGGGTGGTCGGCTTAGTCGTTGTTTCTGTTGATCTTCCGCGACGTTGACATGGTAGCGGTCGGATGGACACAGGGTTGCTTAGACCGATCGATGTGCTTCATGGCTGTCCGATGTATGTGCCCCAAAAACTGAACGCTGAATCCTAAGGCCATTTTTGTAACGACTGCTTGACAGTGTTGTCAGTATTTGTATAATCCTTCGTCTATCCAACTAGACAACGCTCCCGAAGCGACGGAGCTATCTCTATGAACAGTCAGAACATCTTCCAGATGCTGAGCAACGATCCGGTTGAGTTCAACATTGACGCACTGAAGGCCAAGCTGGCCGTGGCGCTAGTCGCGCTTTGTCGCGATGAGAACCTCACGCAGGCGGCCATTGCAGAAAAATTGCAGGTCAGTCAGCCGCGCGTGAGCAACCTATTTCGAGGTCGCTTGGAAAAATTTTCGATCGACGCACTCTTGAGCATGCTTATCCGCAGCGGCTACAAGATTGAAACGAGCTTTGATCCGACCAACAAAGCGATGCCGATTTCGCTGGAAGTAAAAAGGGCGGCGCTCTAAGAGCGCCGCCTCCCGGTTAGATCATCTTCAGTCGAGCTTCAACCGTGCTGATAAGGGCACGATCTGTACCTTCTGCCGTCTTCTTTCCAGCGTAAAGAATGATCATTTTGCCTGCTTGCTTCATCGTGTAAACCACACGAAGCGCCGGGCTTCCCTTAAGCCTGATCTCCATCGCGCTGTAGCCTTTCGACACGTGGAGGTGAATCGCCCAGG